TTACCGCTTAGATTAAAAGAATCACCACTTTCACCTTCAAAGCTTATGCCTTGCTTTTCTTGCGTTTGTTTATATAGTATTTTAATATAATCTAAAGCAGCTAACTGTATATCAAAAGGTACACGGTTAGCACTGTAGCCGGCCCTATAACTAACTTCTACTCCGCTAGCAAAGGCAGCAAATTTATTAGGACTACGCAAGCTTATACCGCCAGGATAACTTTGGCCAACACCTCTACCAGTGTCTTTAGTTATCTCGCCAGTATCTTTTGAGTATCCGTACTCAGCACTTTGAGCATGTACATCGTTTATGCTCTTAGTATTATTTGAACCATCAAAATGTACTAACATAACAGTATCATTATCTGGTCTAAAACGGTGTGTAGGAGTTGCAAAGTCACCGGAATAGCGGGAAATATCAGAAACTCTTACCTCATCTATAAATCCTTTAAAGTTACTGCCTATGACCACATTACTAGAAAAAGTGTGATTAGAAACAGCATAAGAACTATTAATTAAAGTGTTACCATTATAATGTAAGTACGCGCGCTCATTTTCTGTGTCTACGCTCACAGCTACGTGCGCCCACTGTTTTTTAGCAAATTGTGTAGCTTCCGAAGAATTACCCACAGCGTTACCTAGAATAGTAGTAGTCGCACCTTCTATAACAGTAGTTAGTGCTAGCACATTAGAATTTGCTAAACTAAACTCTATATAGTTTGTGCTGTCAGTAGCTATAGAAAATATAACATTATCAGCTATAGCATCACTATCTACTCTTATAAAGCTTTCTATAGTAAAGGGGGATATATCAAAAGATAAACCATCAGTAACTCTACTAGAGCTGACAAAATCATCCTCATCTAGTCGTAGACTGCTTTTACCAAACTTTTTAGCCTTAGTAGTTACTTTAGCATTATTGTGGGCGGAGAAAGTTACGGTTTCAGATATAGAAGGTACTGGAGTACCTATAGTAGTGGTATCATTTAGAAGCTCGTATTCCGATCCTCTAAATTCTGTAACTGAGTATACGTTAGACAAGGGCAGCCTACTAGTAAACACTGAACTAGTGCCGCCATCATAAATTTCTACGTAGTCGTTAGCTAGTATTTCTTGACCAATATAATGCTCTATTACACCAGTAGCGTAGAAGATTACATTTGATATCCTAGCATCGGAAGTATTGCTGCTAATACTTAGATAGTCTTTTGTTTGTGCTAGGCTTACAAAAGGGTATCTACCTACATTTTCTTCAAAACTGTTTGACATTTTCTCTCCTTAATACGAAATAGGGGGAGGCAGTAAATACCACCTCCCCCTAATATTCTAATTTTTAATAACTAGTATTATAAATTAAGAAGTACCCGCTTTAATAGTAGTAGCGTATGCGTACTTAGTGGCGTCTAGAGCAGCACTTGTATTAGTAGTAAGTGCTTTAAAGTCAAAACGCGTGCTCATGTACATTGCTGTAACTTGCTGGCGCGGTTCGTACTCGCTCTCGATTTCAATTCCACGACGTTCTGCGATCATGAAGCCCGGCTTATACATTAGGACACCTAGGTGGTTACCTGCAGTACCAACACCATCTAGATACTCAGAAATTGCAATTGGGATACCGTAGATAGCACCAACAGAACCTGTAAGGTAAGTAGCATTTGGACCGAATTTATCAACTGTACGGAAGTCCGCAGTAGTAACTAGGTTGTTATAGCCTTCGATAGAAGTAACAAACACTAGGTCGTTACCAAGTTGAAGACCATACTTACCCATAAGAGTACGAGCAGCAGCGATATCAGTAGGGTCTACTTTGTCTGTAGGAGAACCCGTAGCAACTTCTAGAGAACCGTCAGCTGTTAGGTTAGTAATACCTTCGATAACGGATGCGTAACCAGTACCTGCAGTGATTGCGTTAGTAGGAGAAGCTGTAAAGCCTGTTAGCGCGCCTGTACCACGAAGAATAGACTTGTCGATCGCACGAGCAAGACGGCGTGTTGCTGCTTGACGTAGGAAGTCGATTAGAGGAAGAACCGTGTCTTCTTCTTCGTCCTTAGCTAGGTGAGTAGTTGCCATGAACTTGTGCGGAGTAAACTCAACAGAAGTCATAGTGTGTTGATTAGTAGTCGGTACGTTAGTAGCATCTGCAACACCAGTAGCATAAGTACCGGATTTAAACATTGCTACATCGCCGTCTGTATCTTCATCTGCAACTGGGACGCGGAACGTTTTAGCATCTACAGACATGCGGTTAAACATAGGTGCAATAACTAGTTGTTGTTCCATCTCAGTATAAACATTCTCAGAGAAGTTAGAGATAAAAGCATCAACAGTAGTAACAGCTTTCATACGACTACCATAAGTAGTGTCGAAAACGTCTCTTTTGTTAAGCATTTTAGATAGGAGAACAGCGTTGGCCATTTCCGTGTCACTAAATTGTGCTTTTCTTGAAGAGTCGCTATAAGCCATTTTAGTATTTTGTAATGCTTTAATTTCTTCTCTATAAGAAGCCATTTGGGACATTAGTTCTTCTTTTTCGGATGAGGCAGTAGGCGTATAATTAGAACCTGTTTTGTTCATGTCCTGTGCGTCTGCTTCACTTAAGATAGCTTCACCAGTTTTTTCAACTAGATTTGCAACTCTTGGCTCAGATACAGTAGCCACTGTTTTAGCGGAACCTGCTTCTGTTAGGTCGATTTTGTTTAGCTCTTGATCAGCCATTGTGTAGTTCTCCTTTGTTGAATCTCCGTGAAGCTCTTCGATCAGAACTTTGTCAGACGTTGCGTCTTCACTCTTAATTTCAGTATATTTTGTAATTTGTGAAAGTTCTTGTAATTCCACATTAATAGTATTATTGCAGGATTGTCCCATCGCGTCAACCTCTAAAAATTTAAAGAAAGGGCTTTGGGCAGTTGCAACATTTTCGATTTTATATGTTTTTTCTTCGTAAATGACAAAATCACCTTCATTTAATTCGTCCGTGCCCTCTAAAGAAAGAAGGCTGATAAAAGGAATAGGCTCGTTAGGGTCTTTTATTACAAAGTCCTCTTCTAGCTCTTCCTCTACTAGTTTGTCTACTACAGTATCAACAGACTTATCGGTTTCTATAACAGAATCTGTTTTTTCTACTTCTGTAGTTTCTTCGTCAAGTACTTCTTCTTGCGCAATAGGTTCTTCTATTACTTCAAGTTTTTCAGAGATAACTTCTTCTTCAAGTAGTTTTTCTTCAATTACTTCTTCAGTAACTTCTTCTACAATCACTTCTTCTTCAACTACTTCTTCAAGCTCTTTAATAGAAACCTCTTCTGCAGCAACTACAGCGTCTGCTATAATTACTTCTTCAGAATTGTCTTCTACTTCAAGTGTTTTTACAAAGTCTTTATAATCGCTATCTGAATCAAAGCTTTTGCTTAGACTAAATAACGAGTCTTGGTTACAAGGAACGCTAACTATAGAAATTTCTAGTAGTTCTACATCTGTAATAGTAGTAGAGTCCGTAGTGCGATTATATTTACCGTCTTTAACTCTGAAACCAACACTAAAACTTTTTAGTGCTCCGTCTTTGATTAGTGTGTGCAGGCCGTGAGTTCTCTCAGCTGCTTCACTTACAGTACCTTCTACATAAATACCTTTTTTATCAATAGTAATTTTGTCAAACTTACCGATTGGGCAATCATGCTTATGCTGATATAGCATAATAGGATTTCTTCTAAAGTTCTCAACGCCTTTAGCCCAAGCTTCTGCAGTAACTACATCGCCAGAGCGGTCTTTCATTACTGTATTAGCATAGCCAGCAATTTTAATTGATTTACTTGTTTTAGAAGCTTTTGTCTCAAAGGTACTGTCTAGATAAAACTTTTTATCTTTCATTTTATACATCCTCATCTGCGGGTTTATCACCCTCTTTAGGTCTGCCACCTTGAGTAGCATCAGTGGCGCTACCTGTAATATTTTGTGGTATCCTTATAGTATCATTTCCCTCGATTTTTGCAAATCTTAATCCCTCACGAGCTTCATTTGGGGTTATAATTCCTGTGTTAACTAGAGTAGAGTAATATAAAGCTTGTACTCTGTTATCAGGCTGTAGCGCTGGTATTACTAAATTATCAGGTCTGACTGTTATATTATTACCAAAAAAGTGAGCGAAGGCGCTAGAAAATTGTGTTAAAATTGGAATTACTGTATGCAAATAAAATAACTTTTGGTTCGCATCAATATTAGCATTGTTTCCTGATTTTAAAAGCACATAAGGTACTCCTATAGCTTTACTCATGTCTTGTTGTATACGCTCAATAGAACCCTCAAAGTCAAGTTCTGAAAACTTCACAGTAGAGAATTTATCAATCATAAGTCCTCCATCTAAAATAGCAGGATTTCTAGCACCATCAAAAATAGAAGTATAGTTAGCTCTCCAGGATTCTAGTAAACGCTCTTTTACGCGGTTAGACAGTATGTTATCGGTACGCAGCACGAAGCCCGGTAATGCGTTATTTTTAAAGAACTGTCTTTGGAAATTAATCATATAGTAGTAAAGCTCTATAAGTCTATTGATTGACTTCAATTTTGAAGTACCTCTAAAGATAGAATCAGAGTTTTCTCTCATAATATGGATTATTTCGTTAGTTTCAAATCTAATACCATCTGACTCTTTAGGCTTCCTAGAATAATAAGTACTATTTGAACTAGGCAAAGTGTAGTTGTAATGTGATATAAACGTTCGTTTATCTGGTATTACTTCTACATCATTAGCAGGTAGTAGGTATATATTTGTACTATTACTATCGTAGTAAAAAAATACATTACCATCTAGGTGGTAGTCTAGTAGCGCACGTCTAAATAACCTTACCCTATCCTCAAAAGGGTTAGGTCTAACATTTAGTAGTCTATCTACTTTTCTAGCAGAACCCCCGCCTTCTACAATAAAAGGTATTTCTACACAAGCATTAATAACCATCTCAATTGCTCTTGAGATAATTTCTATTTCTTGTTGTGCTTGCTCATACCCTACTATAGATTCAGGAGAAGCAAAAGGTTCGTTACTAGCTATTGAAGGTTGCGCGGGGTTTAGCTTTTCAGAGATAAACTTTCTCCAGCCTGATACATCTTTATTTGCCATGTTTATCCTTTTTTATATTTAACCAGTTTGTGACCTTAGGAACCATACTATTAGCGTATCTCTGACCATATATACTGTGTAGTAATTTATGGTGAGGACTGCATAAAGTATATAAGTGATCGTTAGATAGTTTATCTACGCAATCATTATAAAAACTAACTCTAGCTGCTATTATATCCTCTTCCGTGTCAATAACTATTTTATTAGCATCGCACCAGTTGTTAAATAACTCACTAAGCCCATACAGATGATGAAGCTCAAGCTTTTCTGTAGAGCTGCATATGTAACAGCAGTCAGGTTTTTTATAGTGTTTCTTTATAAAGTCTCTAATGTACTTTATAGGCTCTCTTTTAAGTGTGGTCATACATCTATTCTATATAAAAATTTTAAGTTGTCCAACTATTAATTATTCACTAGTTAGCCGTAAATAGATATGTTACTCATCTTATCGTGAGTATACACAGCGTATCTAACTGCGTCTGAGGGGTGTGAAGGCCAGTCGTGGTCAGGTTTTGGGGTCTCCGTATTAGACTTCCATTTATAAGCCGCCATAGCTTTAAAAGTGTAGGCAGCGTCTTCTTCATCAAAAAATAATCTATCTTTTTCAACTAAAGTCTGTACAAAGTTTATACCATCATTTACTGACTTAATAGCTTTTTCGCAATATATATCATAGTCATAGGCAAAGTCAGCTTTAACTTGTGCTGCCGCTGCATCAATATATATAGTATCAATTGAATACTCTTCAATCATCTCAGTTATAACGCTTGCTAACTCAGAGGTAGTACATTCTGACGAAACATACTCTGCTAGTATGTAATAGCTATTACCATCATATCCTATGACAATAAAGGCATTAGGGTCTCTATATCCTACGTCTAAACCTGCTATTACCTCTATAAAGCGTTTACCTTTACAGTTTGTCATATGCCTATCTTGGTCAAGATGCTCATATATCTGAGCCTCCGTAACAGTCCAAGCACATTCGTACTCTTGTGCAAACAAAGCTCTAGTACTAGAACGCCTTGCTTCGTTAATGTCAGACTCAGCGAGCATAGGATTAGAACGCCAAGTATGTAAGGTGGAGCCCCATTCAGGAAACTCAGGATCTTCTCCCCGCAAATAGTATTCGTAAAGATAGTTACCTTTACCGCGAGGAGTAGAAATCCATAAACAACGAGAGTCTCTAAAGGTTGATAAAGCAGGTCTTAGATCACGAGTAAAATACTGATCATCGGGAATAATAGCAGCTTCGTCAATAATTAATAAGTTAGCTGCACGACCAATTAATGAGTCACGGTTATTAGCAGAGAGCAGTCTAAAAGTAGAGCCGTTAATAAGTTTAACAATTTTATCTTTTTGGTTAAACTTTTCTACTTCGATATTCATTTTTTTAATGAGATCAGTAACATAGTCCCAAATAATAGACGATAGAGAAAAGTTAGGCGCTACAACCATTACTTGTTGTTCCGGCTCAAGCAGCTTAGCAAACGCAAGTATTGCGGCAGCGTAAGATTTACCTGTTCTACGCGCAGAAATGTTTACAAAAAATCTATGATTATCTAGGCCGTCAAGCATAGCTTGCTGGCTTTCGTTAAACACAACAGGTGTAGGTAGCTTTAATAGTAGCTTGGTAATAGGTATTTTAAAAAATTTATCTGACATTTATTTAGGCAAGAAGCCTCCGAATGTTATAATTAAAGTTACTAAAGATGCAATAACACCACCTACCCAGATTAACACTTTTAAAGTAGTTTGACCTTCGGTAGCTAATGTTTTAAGAGTAGTAACAGCGTCTTTTATAGTTTCTCTATCTTTTTGTTGTTCAATACTAGCAGCCTCTAAGGCAGTTATACGAAAGCCAAAATCTACTAATTGGTCTTTATTTTTTTCTGACTGCTTACGCTGATCTTCTGCTTGCTTGTTCTGAGTTATTGTATTAGTACTAATAACAAGTAATAGCTTATCTAGTTTCTCATATAGTTCTTTATCCATTAGTAAGCCTTTCTAGTATGGTAAATTCAATAAGGGGTTGGCGTAATAAAAACGTTTGGTTTTCTGCGCATAAATATGTTATGTTAGTTTGTAATAAATAAGTACCTAACTTCATATCACTAGTAGTACTAAAAATAAGGTCTATATAAGGAGTAGTAGCAGAATCTAAATACAAGGCGTCTGGCAAGTTATAAAGAGTGCCGTCTGTATGCTTAGCTTGTCTATTACTTACTACTATACAATCATTTCTATGTTTATCTCTAAACACTCTAATAGTAAAAGGTAATCCTGCATAAATAGCGGGTGTCTGAACCTCTAAACGCGTGTAGGTAATAGGTACCTGCGTGTCTACCGATAATAACGTTGCTAAGTTAACTATTAGTAATGTAATTAGTATAAAGGGTACTATTTTTAACATTTTTAGCATAGGCACTCCTTACAATTACTTCTATGATACATTATATAGTACCTGTTGTCCAAATTTTAAAGTTTATAGTAACAGTATCATATACTTTTATAAGGTCTTTGTTATTTATTATTGCTATTAATGGTTAAAAATTTAGGCACAAAAAAGAGGCATCCTAAGACACCTCTTTTGTATTTTATTTTTGTAACTAGACTAGTAGTGGTCAGGTCCTGGTGTTACTACATCGTCCACAGTGTTGGTTAATACCTAGACGAATTAATTTACATTACCGGTATTCGTCTAATGAAAAGTCTACACCATGCATTTGGTACTCAGAAGTAGCATGGCTGCTATAGACCAACACCTCGGGATCGCTAACTAAAAAGTCGCAGCCTTCGCAAAAGCTAGGATAGTTACCTTTGGTATGGT